TATTGCACGCTCATCAAACTCAACAGCAATATGTAAATCTTCCATAGACAATATTATATCTACTGAGATACAGGGATAATTTCTAAAATGTCACAAGGAACATTGTCAACAGTAAATGGGTGTCGATCTATAAGTTGTAGATTATTTTTATCTAACATTTGAGTAAAGGCTTCAATAGGCAAGATATTTCTTTGATCGTATAAAGCATCATTAAAAATAACTTCTAAAGAATCTACAGCAACTTCCGAAATAAATAATTTGCTTGAAGAATGCAGATATTTAGTAATTGTATTGTAAAAATCTAAATGAATTTGCCAGTCAATGTCTGATGGTCGTAAATCATTACGCAAGTATCCAAAGGGATGAGCTGGTTGAATATTACAATAGTTAGGAGGATTTGCAACCACCAAATCAAAGCTATACATAGGTATGCTTTTCATGTTATTGCTGCAGAAAGGAGAAATATTGTATTGATTAATTTTTTTAGTAGCTTCTACACATGCAACTGAATCAGGATTAATATCACCTGTTACTAAATGCTTGCAGATATTTTGTTCTAATAATAAGCAGCCGATCCAAGCAGGACCAGCACACCATTCAAATGCTGTTTCATAAGAATGTCCTTGTAAAACCTCAGCAAATATAGGAGCAAGAGAAGGTCCACCTCCATTTAAGGAGGGCATGCTGATAATTTTTTCTAACCAACTTTCGTAATCCATTAGTGAGTAGCTGCCCAGTTGTCCCCATCATCTGCAGCAGCAGTAATCGGAACACGAAAGTTGTAATACTTCCCTGCAAGAGGAGCAGCATTTTCTAGAAGCTGTTTGACGCTGTCAACTTGTTGGGGTATGACTGAAAGTTGGACTTCATCGTGTACATAAGCACAACGAATGTAGTCAGTGTCATAAACGAGCCCAGCATCTTCGAGAAGCTGTTGCCCGATTAAAACCCAGCGCTTGCTCAGAATTGCACCACATGATTGCAAAAGATAGTTTAATGAGGCATGCTCTGCCCGGCAGAAAATCGGGCGACCATCAAGGCCACGAAGCTGACCTTTGGATCGAACCTTCTGCTTGACGGCTTCAATAAGCGGCTCAAGACCAGGGATAGCATCGAGAAACTTACGACGCAGCTCAATGCCAAGTTGTTTCTTTTCGATGTCAGGAAGCTCAGGATGCAAGCTATGTCCAAGCTTGGCATCACCGGCACCATATATGAACGCATACGTGATAGTTTTGACTTCTTTACGTGTACATCCAACTCGGTCAGCATTCTGCTGGTGGATATCACCGTTAACTACAACGTCAGCAAATGAGCCTTGGTCATAGGCAGATAGGTAGTGCCCAAGCGCCCTGAGTTCGAGGCCCTCTAAGTCAGCCCCCACCATTACGTGTCCGGGATGAGGAATGAACAGTTGACGTGCCCAAGGTGCAGAAACGACCTGCCCCAAGTTGGGACCCCGGTGAATATTTCTACCAGTTTGTGTTGCCAATAAGCAGCTGTGATGGATGCAGCCGTCTTGCTCAATAGTATTGAACCAAGAGTTTGCACCCTCAGAAAGTTGTCCTAGCCACTTCTGCAGAGTAAGTAGACGGATAAACATCTCGCACTCTTCGTGCAAAAGGGTGTTGTTAGTCTGTAAAGCTCTATCTCGAACTTCACTAAGTACAGCTTCATCAACCTTTGGCTTGCCACTATCGGTAAGCTTTGTAAATCGTGCCTTACGAAAAGTCTGCAAAGCCCAAGCAATATTTTGCCTACTAGTTGGATTAAAATCCTCTAGCTTTGTAAAGGGTGCCCCAGCAATATAACCTTTAGTTTTATTTGAACGCTTAGGTGTAAACACCTTACCCGGAACAAAAGGATAACGAGATTTAATGGTACTTTGCAGCGATTGCATTTCAGTAGTGAGCTCGTCTCGCACACGCTCAGCAGCGTCCATATCAAAACGGAATCCGGATACTTCCTGCTGTGTCATCAGCATGGCCATATCCATTTCAAGTTTTACGCAATCAATCATTGGCATCCTCCGATACTTTGTTGAATCCAAATTTTTCATTAACTATTTCTTGTTTCTTTTTGGCACGTTCTTTATGAGCTAGCTTTGCAACAGCTTCCATTACCTTTAGCGTGTCCTCCACAGAGGCGCTATCTGGCATACGGCTGTCCACCTCAGTAAATAGTGGAAAGAAGATGTCGCCAGCAGCTTTTACTTCATCAACGGTCAAAGGATCGGTAGCTTTCATAGTAGTTGATTTCTTGCTCATTATTTTTCTCTTTACTATTAATCGGTTTATTAGTTTTAGGATAATCAGGTTTGCCCTGAATTGTGGACTTACGGTGTTGCATAGTCCTGCATACGACGCATCATTAGCTCATACAACTTGACAGTAACTTCGGTATCTTGAATGCAATAGCTCAGCATTTCAGGTGTATAAGTTTCCCAAGCACCGTCATGTTTACCAAAATCACCCTTGAAACATTTGAGACGGTAACCCCAGGCTTCTAGGCTGTGACGTCCATAAAGTTTTTGTGGCATACCAAGAGGGCGACGTTCAAAGTCACGCTCTTGCACGTGAGGATAAAACAGACGTGAAAGAACTAAAGTATCAATGACTTCGCCTTGATAATCAAAGTCATATGCCTCACGGATTAAAGGGATATCGTAGCCAGCAATATTATGACCAACCAATACATCTGCTCGCCGCAGTTGCTCAATACCATCTGATAGGTTGTTGCGTGGAGCATCCCACACAAGCGCATCTGATGAGTTGTTAAGGTCTCGTGCAACGAGACAGTGGATGCTAGAGCCACGGCGAAGCAGGCCAGTGGATTCAAGGTCAAATAGTAGAGTTGTTTGAGTCATCGATTTGTTGTTGATATTGTTTAGCGTCGAAATCATCGCGTTCCGTCGGGCTATAAGTGTAGAGGTCCTTGTCTTGGAACTGCTTTTCTTTTTCGTCAAACCGCGGGGCTTGATTGCTTGTAGAGAATCGTTCGTCTTCATCTTCAAAAAAGGGTTCAATGGATATAGATAGTTCGCGTGCTAATCGTGCACTACGTCTGAATTCGTCTTTGTAATAAGGCTCCCACTCATGAGCCAAGACTACAATTTTGCGAATGCCCATCAGATAAAGCTGAAAGACAGACGCAGAAAATGGATAACGAGTGGAATAGACAGTTGCACCTGTAATAGGTGTGCCACGCTTGCAAGCAGTGGCTATTGCATATGTTATACAATCAATCTCGACTTTGCAATCAGCAAGGATACTTCGTCCATCACCAACGACCTCACGGTCTCTAATGAGTACGCAGCCGCCTTCTGCAATTGGATGATTAGATCCAATAGCTACAGCTTTAGCAAGTCCCATGAAATATTTTTCTTTATCAGGAATGTAGGTAGGGTCGTGCTTCGGTGCAGGCATGGCTTATTTAGTCAAGTTTGCTAATTAAACGATCAAGGTACCACTTAGCTTTTTGAGCATCTTGAACAGGATTTTCTTTCAGCCAAAGACGTAAAAGATACTTGAGGACTTGAGCCTGTAACATCCCTTCGGCAGGTGATGGTGCATCTTGTATTGCATCTTCAATGATATCGATTGCCTCAGTAGTTCCACGTGTGTAGTGAGCAGGACTGTTGACTGAATCAGATTTGCTGTACATACTGACAACATTATCTGAATCCCAAGCTTCAAAACTTTCTAAATCTTTTTTAAACTTTTCGTAGTCGTAGTCCATATTAATCGTTATTCTCTTAAAAGTATAAGTGTTAATTAGCCAAATTGCAGCCGGAGTTATCCGGCTTAATTAGCATCTAGAAAAGTATAAATTACCATTAGACAATTCTTTTAAAGTCTCATGATCTTGAACATGAGGACAAAGTGTACATAGGACGTCATCGTTACTAATCGATAGATGCTGAAATTCGCAAGCGTATCCAGATGCGATTGGGCTGTGCTCACTAAGTGGGTCATACCAAAATTTTGGTATCAGACAATCCCATGGATCAAGATTTTGGGATACCCATGAGTTCAACTCCTCTAGTCGAGCAGCAGTTTTAATAATGTGTGCCTCATGAGCAAGATTGATGGGCAGATAATATTTACTATTTCCATACAAGGCGTGTTTCCACATGATTGTTCCATCACGTTGAATAAGTCGCTGAGGGTGAACTTGATCCCCAGAAGGTAAAAGTATAAAAGCAGAGGGGGATATTTGCTTAAACATTAGACTTCACCTCGTTTTTCTGTGTAATACTCAAGATCACGTTGCCAACTATCACCGGCAAATTCATTGAAACAAACTCGCCCAATGTCTCGAAACACATTGTGAAAAAGTGAGACTTTATCAATTGAAGTAATAGCTGCTTCAACCGGAGGACCATATACAAGAATATTCCAAGTAGATGGGCACACAGGTTCAAAGCCTTTTGGAGTGGCACGTAGCTGCTTTACACGTTTAAAAGGAATGCAAAAAGGATAATCTAAAATAGCAGGTGCAGCCCGCATGATTTCTGAGGCACTTGTGAAAAATACGAAGCTATTGATATGATGATTACGATATTCATCAATTGTTTTATTTAACCAAATCCGCGTGGTTCTTACAGCTCCTTTTGGAGCTACAAAGACATTTCCATGCCAGTGTTCTTGTAAGGGGTTTGTATTTACTGAAGGTACAGATGTCGCATCTACAAGAACTTGCTGTACAGGATCCGAGGTGGGATCGTAGTCAATACCGCCCATAACAGTACGTGCACGTTCAATTATTTGCGGTGTTGGGTAAAGTGGTAGTTTAAGACCAGCGACTTTAAGCTTGTCCTGTAAATTCTTCTGCGATCGATCGGAAGCTTTCTTGGCTCCCTCCTGCTTCGACACTAAATGTTCTTGTTCCAGCATCACTGATCAAAGTAATTAATACATGTGTAGACCAGTCATTCTCGTCAATTTCATTCATTAATGACCGAAGAAAGTCAACGACTGATTCGTCTTCTTCTTTTTCAGCAGTGTAAAGATCTTTCTCAATATCAAAACCACTCATATAAGTAGTTGAATCGTTTTGCAGATTGATAATTAAACTACCAGCGCCCTTTGCCAACACACCGTTCGAAGCGATGTTAATGAGGTCGGTAAGGATTAATTCAGCAGTTGCAGCAAGAAACTTTTGTTCCTGCGTTTTTTCCTCACCGAACTTGTCGGATTGAATAAGATGCTGAAGTAAGTCTGTTCGTCTTGACATAACTAAATGACTCTTTTAATAGGATAAGTAAATTAAATATTTTCTGTGGGATTATCTTCTTGATTATCAGTAGGCAGTTTAAACAAACTAGAATCTTCTGGATTTAGTTGAGAAACATGCGCTCCTGATAAGAAATCTGTAATTACAGCTTCAAATCGTTCACCGAACTGCGTCCCAGGATTAAGCATCATTTTATTGCGAAGCTCAGCATCCATCTTTTCAGTTCTCTTAGCTTCTTCTTTGATTGCTTCTTCAATAATATATTCAGACACTTGTTGTTTAAGTGTATGAATCTGACAAGCAAGTTCAAACGATTCCAAATAACTTTCGTTATCTACAAATACTCCGATGTTTTGTGGGATAAGGTGAAACGGATTACAGCAATATTTATTTCCACATGTTGTTTTAACTCCTGTGAAACCAAGGTCACCCCAAGTGAGCCACATGGCGACTCTCTGAGGATGGTGTTGAGTAGAGGTAGAGATACCAGGACGACGCCAAGCAAACTGTGCTTGTTTAGTTCTTGGGTTAATAACACCATCCCAATTCCAGCATTCATCTGGCTGTGCAATATCGACTTGACTCCAGAACTTAAGCGCTCTATTGCGATGAGTTTGCATTAAACGGTCTATATCAAATGAGAGCATCCCTTCACGTGCAGATGCCACACAACGAGTACAAGCCTGGTGGCTGTCGTATCTCATTGAGTGAGATGAAAACCGGCCAAGTGAATGTCCACTATAAATACATAGTTCACCCTCCTCAGCAGTATTAGACATTTGCTGATTACGTCTTCCATAAGCGTGTCCTCCACGCTTTTTACTGGGTTGAGATTCAGGCATATTAAAAGTTACCTTCAGGTGTTACATAGCTACCGCCTAATGCTGGATACTGTTCTTGAAGAGATAATGCCTCAATCAAGTGATTTGTAGTGTACTCATAGCGGGTGCTGTTCTCATACTTTATACGAACAAGTTTAGTACGTGCTGTGTAGTACTCAGGGTTGCTTACTACTAATGCATTTCGATCGCTATTAATTACGCGGACACGCAGTCCGATTTGAATATCAGATGTTTTCATTTTAAGTATAAAATTAAGTTTTTAGAAGTCGCGAAGGATATGATCTTCAGTCAGAGGATCATCCTGAGGACGAATCCAAAGTCGGACTGACTTAGTTTTACCAGTAATTGAATCTTTGCGTGAGGTATTAAGACGCCTCCAACCAAGTGTCTGGAGAACATCAGCAACACGACGAGCTTCGCGCCTGCCTTGTGCACGTGGATCAAGGTCTAGTGCTTGTGTCAGAACATCAGCAGCAGTAACTTCTGGCTTAAGTGCAACGTAGTTACTAATCTTTTCCATCCAAGGATCTGGATCACCAAACTCTTGAATATATTCAGAAATTTGAGCAATCTCACCGCTATTGAATTCATACGCTTCGCCAGTCCGATAAGCCTGAATTGCTGAGGCCCAAAGTGAATCACGCTCTTCTTGAATTTGCTTCCAAGGAATAAGGAAGTTAGCTCCGATCTCAAGAGGAACAAAGCGACGGTTGCCCGTGCTATCAACTAAGAACTGGTTACGATTAGTCGTACCAATCATTACAAATCGACGAAGCAGTCGCTCAGGTAGAGAGGCGTAGGGCCGACGTACTTCATCACAACGAGTGGTGATGAGGTTCTTGAAATTCTCGATGTTACGAGACTGGAAGAAGTGATCAATCTCAGGAAGCTCAAGTAGCCAAGCAACATGCAATCGATACTGCTCTTTCATTAAGGTCTCCAATGGAGTAGAGACTTCTGCAAAAAGTTTTTCAGGTACCAAGCTACGGCTGAACTGAGACTTACCTACGCCTTGTGCACCTACAAGAATAGGTAGCCACGACATAGAGCAACCAGGGTTGTAAGCACGTGCTACAGCACCGATCATCATGCGTTGCATGGCAAGTGTTGCAAGCTTGTTTTTGTTACCTAGGAAAATTTCACCGATATGATCCCAATCCTTGTGAGGAATAGCCTGCGCTGAGCAAGTATCAAGGTAACGCCGGATAGGACAGTACTTATTTTTAATTGCTGCATACTGAATAGCAGACTTAATACGCATCTCAGGAATAAATACTCCATGTTCACAGGCAAGCTTGGTAGTCATAAGGTCTAGGTCGTTTCCTTGTAACTCAACTGCTTTGCCTGTTGCGTCTGTATATTCAATTGCACCAGTGAGTTCATTCTTACGCAGCAAAGTGAGGATATCAAGAACTTGTTTGACATCGCTCTCACGTTCTTTAGCTGCATCACTGCTGGATTTTTTAGGACGCCCCCTAGTCTTTTTGACAGCTTGAGAAGCATCTGGGATAGGTTCAAATTCTGGTTCCACTTTTACCTCGATAGTATTAATTACATCATCAAAGTTGGGCAACTGGTCAAACTCTGTATAGCCGACTGCTGATCCCACTGCACCGAAGCGTAGCTCAGGTGGTAACCGTGATGTCCAGTTACTGTCTTGTTTTTTGGCAAGTGAATATAACTTAGCAGGGCCGGACTGATTACCGAGACCCCGCCACTTAAATGCCATTGTATTCTCGCGTTTTTCGCCATGATGGCCTTTGATTACCCAGTCAACCCAGGCATCAAAGAGTGGCTCCCCAACGGCTGCACAAGCAGCCATAACAGGAACATAGACTGACTCATACTCACCATCTTCAGAAGGTATTAGGAAGTTGCGTAACAACCACTGACAGCGTTTTGAATCTTGGTCTGTAATCTCAGATGACACAAAATCCGTAACCTCTTCGTAGTCAATGTCATTAAGCAAAAAGTCAGGGACTTCAGCACCATTGTTGAATTGCCACTCTGCTTTTGTATTGCCATACCAGAGACGCTCACGTTTCTGTCCGCAATTATCTTCTAATGATTCAATGCCAAGATCCGCAAGCAGTCGATTAACTACAAGCCAGTAAGCACCTTTGTGCTGGGCAGCAGTTTGTAATTCGATAGCAAGTGGAAATATTGCACGAAAACGGTGGCACTCCTCTGTGTGACTAGAAGATGTATAGGTAGCAGCACACCAATCGCGTGCAGTCTGCATCTGCCAGAACCGGCCAAGAGTAGTGTCACCATCAAAGTCAATAACAATAATGTTGCTACCAACTGCATTGTCTTGACGTCGATGACGTCCAGCAAAATGTGTAGCGCACCAACCGTATCCTAAGGAAACCCAGCCTTGAAGCCACTCAAGACTTTCATTGATATTAAGCCAGTCATAAGCAGGCTGGCTTTCTTTATTTTTGCAGGCTTTATTAACTGATATTCGCAGTTTGATCATCTGTATCAGGATTCATATCGTGGAACATTTTCGCTCGTTTAAGGAAACGACCTTCATAGAGATCAAGCTGATCTCCGTCAATAAATATACCTTGTGTAGTCTCTTCTGTGGTGACGATGATAAGAGCAATGTCACACTTAAAACCAACACGTTCGTTAAGTGCATATCGATATGCACCCATCTGCTGTGCGCACTTCTGGAACTTACGCCATCCACCATAACCAGCGCGATCGCCTCGGTCAGGAGAGGAAGCCATGTAAGGGCCGTTGCTTGTCTTGAAGTCCGCAATTACATTTAGACCCCCAATAGTCCCAATAAGATCAGGACATCCAGCGTATTTATGTTCTGTAGACCAGACATAAGCAACTTCTCTATCATCACTACGTAAGTGATTCCAATCCGGCCGAAGTGGACGCTCAGACCAGTAGATTTCATCAAACCAATCGAGGTATTGGCTCATGCCATTCCAGAAAGGCATGTATTGATCGGGACAACCAATAGGTAGTCCACGAATATGATTTTCGCAACACTCATGAATAGCTGTTCCACGAGTTGCAGCTTCTTCCATTTTGCCTGGATTTTTTTCGTTCCAGTTACGGAGACTTGCTTTGGATTTTTCTGATTCAGTGCCGGACAATACCGTGGTTACAGAAGGGAGGTATAGTCCCGAACATAAGTACTTACGGTGTCCAGCAGCAGTCTGAATTCTAAATGGTTTGTCAGTCATGATATATATTTATTAAAAAAGCGCCACTGAAAATTTCAGAGACGCCTTAAGAGATTACGAAAGAATTTGAGTAATCAAAAGTCAGAAGCATCTACTTGTTGTTGAAAGTTCTGGCCAAACGTTGAGCCTTGATCTGAAGCTTGGGGTGATGGTTGAAACATCTGATACATAGTTCCTACGGCTTGGCCGACTGCGTCAACTACATTCGATTGAGCATCTACCTGACTGCGTAGTGCAGCCACTTCTTGACGCAGCGCAATTACATGATCCATCAGAGAAGGAGGCTTCACTGGAAGAACAGGATCTGGCTGAGTAGCAATAGCTGCTTGATGTGGAGATTCGGCAGGTAAGTTTTGGCCTGCCATGATCTGTGCAAGACGGGCTTGCATTTCGGGAGTAAGATTGTTTAGAGGTTGTGTCATTATTAGAACTCGGTATTATCATCTTCAACTGGTGTTGTTGAAGTTGTAGGGATTACAGTTGCGCCACGCTTATCGACGCCGCCTGCAGGCATTCCTTTTTCATCTACTTGGCGTCCATCAAAAGGGTCTTTGCCCTCAAAGTAATTAGGAAGCCAGATAGAGTCTTTATCTTTTTCCCAACTCTCTGCAATTTTTGCAGGAACCTTACGGACTTTGGGGAGAATAGAGTAGTTAGTTTCGAGACCAGTGCCTTTACGGCTGATCTTGATACTGAAGTTAGCGAGACCATCAGGAGTCCACGTATAGTCTTCAATCTCTTGAAGAACTTCAGTGAGTTGATCACGAAGAGACTTTTGCTCGATAAAGAGGACTTCCAATCGACCACGAGAAGCAGAGGTTGCTACCCATGCAAGGAAGCGACGTGGTTTAACAAAGGTACCGTCAATTTTTGGACGATCAGACTTAGACCAGTCGGTTTCACGGGCAAGATCTTCAGGCTGTCCAGGGTGAGAACGAGTTACGACATAGCCGTTAAATCGAAGTTCACTGGTTTTTGGATCACGTATTTCGGATGCATATTGCCAACCGACAATCGCATGTCCTGTTTCATAGCAACCAAGAAGGCGAAACTCTTCGCTCTCTCCATCTTTCAGTGAGCTAGGTTTCCAATACGGCTGTGGTTCTTTGGTTTCAATCTTATCTTTTGACGCCTCTGTCAATTCAGGAGGCAAGACTTGCAAGGTCATATTATTAATTCATTGACATTACAAATATAAGATTTAATTCTATTTATCGTGAGGTAATCAAGTAATAAAAAAGCCGGGGTTAACCGGCCTTATTAATCCAGTAAATTGGTGCGCTCCAGCCAGGTCTATTTTTGACTAAGTGCTCTTGACGCTCAGTAGTCCGGAGTTGGATCAACTTCTGCGTAGCACGCGGCTGAACCGTTTGTATGTGGGTTCTTATTAGCTCTTTATTTTTCTTTTAGGGTGG